AAACTGTTCACCGTCAATTGTTACCGATACGCCCTTAGGTGGTAATATTACCCAATCTTTATCATTATTAAAAACAGTTTCTCCACGGTCAGATAAAATTTTGGGTGTTCTATCACCCTTTGTAATTGTATACTCTTCTTCACACGTCTTCCCCAAATCTGCAGTTCTACAACATCTTTCACCATACTTTGCTTTTGCTAGTGCTTCATATACATCCACTTTAATCTCCTTGTTTTGCGGATGTCCGAATTCATATGGTTGTATTTGTTGCGTATGCTTAGGTATATTAAATATTTTTGAGTGAATTGGATTTTCTATACATATTTTCGGTATGTTTGCATTAATAAGCTTCATAAACAATTTCTTTCCTGTTTTACCAAGTTCAAGCCGTCCATTGTCAAGAATGCCTTTTGGATATAAAAACCTAGCCCCTGCATTTGATATGTATGTGCATGGTGGAAAAGCTATCATCATGTCCCACCCATCATCAACATGTTTCAAAACATCATCTTTTATATGCCATTCAGGATGCCCGCCAGAGCAATCAATTATGTCACAACTAAAAGCTTCGTGACCTTTTGCCCTAAAAGCTTTACAAACAATTTGGCTTTCCTCACATGCTACTAATATTTTCATACCAAATCTTTTCTATTTTCTTGTTCCAGGTTTTTTGCAACATTTAAAATTACAGGACCGGCTTCGACTGGTTCGGGTTTTTGTTCTAATCCATCGAAAAAATCAGGCTTTTCAACTTTCTTTGACAATCTCCGCTCAAGTTCATCTACATTATCAGGTGTGTAAAAAGGATAATGCTCAATCCGACTTCTGCAATTACCACATCTCCATGTGTAATTATTACCGTTGCTTTGCTTAGTATGGACAAGTCCTGCAATACAGTCTTCACACTCAATCCCGTTCCAAACAGGCTTGCCGTCAAAGTTCAATTTCTTTTTCGCTTCTGTTACGGCGCTTGCGATATGTTCACGGTTTATCTTTGGCGGCGGATTCATTATCATACATTCAAAAGCCTTTTCCATAACTTCTGAAGTTTCCTTTTCGAACTCTTCGTAAAAGAATCTAAAAGAAGAGTCTTTTGCGTTTAATCCGGTTAGGTGCTTCATTCTGATAAAAAGGTCACTAAATGTTTGCTCTGAAATTCCCATCACACACCTATCTTTTTAACTAAATTATCGGTTAATTCTTTAAGTCTCTGGCTTCCTATCTCTTTCCGTTCTTCTCTTTTTTCTGTGACTTCATAAGCCCGGCAAAAATCCTTCTGTTTAAAAGTCAACTTATCGCGGTCAAGTAGTCCGATTGCTTCTATGCCACCTACTGATCTGATTGCGTTGGTGGTGGCTGTGTCGAATTTACAGTTACGGATACCTTTACTGCTGATCTGTTTTAAGACATATTGCCAAACTTCCAAAGCGTTGTCTTCTTTACTACCCTCAATTAATTCTTTAAAAACATGAAGGCGCGGGAAATACTTCTCAAACATTAGCTTCTCAAATGCCATAAATATCTGTTCGTCCTCATATCTGTCAAGTGCCATCATATAAAGCTGTTGTGTGTTGTCTGATAGTTCCTCTTTGAAATACTCTGCTAACAGATTAAGCCTTTTTAATATTTCCTTCTTATCTGTCATTCTATACCCATCCTCTCCATAACTTTTTGTGCATTAGCAAGATTTTTTTCGGTTATTGTTTCTTGTTTTGATTGTTTTGTTTTTGATTTTTCATTTAATTTATCAACCACCCATGATCTTATAGCTCCGGCATCAGATGCATATATTTTACCCTTTGACTCTTTATAGGCATCTAAAGTTTCAATGGCTTTATCCATCAATTCTTTGCTACCATTAAAATATTTATCTTTTATTTTATGATATTCTTTTTCTGTGAGATATACTTTTTCAGCATATTTAATCTTTAAAGGTTTAACTTTAATTACAGCTTTATTTACAGTAGCATTTACACTTGTATTTGCAGTTACAGTGTTTGCTACCCTTTTTGCTTTAGCAAATTGTGTCTTTTTACCGCCCTTTGATCCTGCTTCTGACCTGATTATTGACAGATTATTATCTTTAATCATTCTCTTTTGTGTTATTTTATTATTTTTAACATCTAGCTGAACAACATCTTCATCAATTAATTCTGTTAATGCATCATAAATAATCTGTAAAGAAAAGTGCATGTGTTTTTGTATTTTTAAAGCAAAATTTTCTATTTGGTCGCTTGTTTGCTTGTTCTTTTGCTTTAGCAAAATAGTACCATATTCCCTAGACTTATGCATAGCACACATAATATAGACATAAACACCCAAAGAAGATGCAGAACATTCTTTTAACTTTTCATCTGTAAGCCAGTCTTTAACCATTAATGGTATATATGGTTGATCTCGTAAAGCCATTACTCAACCTCAGTTTTTTTTAATTCTTTAACAGCACTAAAAATTGCCAATGACAATTTATTTGCACACCTTATACATATTTCAAATTTAAAACCATCTACTCCTAATTCTGAAAAATCTATTTCAATATTCTTAATGATGTTATCTGTCTCATATACAACAACATCCCAAAGACCTTTTTTACCTTTTCTTGAAGGAGTACTATTTGCAACCTTAACTATATCACTTTTTTGATTACTTTTTATCTCTGTCTTGCATAAATCACATACATCTACTTTATAGCTTGACATATTACCTCCAATAAAAAAGGCAGATAAAACAAAAGCTAATCAGCACAGTCACGGTATGCCAAAAAGCTTTTGTTAAATCTACCTATTATTAATTTCATTTCTAGTTCCCCGTGACGGAATGTTAAATATAAATACAATTATAGTCCTTTTATTCATTATGCCAAGAAATTCTTTTTAATTCACGATTAGCAAACCAAATAATTTTGTTCAGTTCATATTCAGGTTTATTTTTAGTGCCTAACCGGTAACAGGCTTTAAAAATATTGCCTATGGAAAAATTCATGTTCCGGTGTTCGATTAGGTCTTGCAATTCTTTTGCGTCTTTGGGGAGTGAGTATTGTGATGGTGTACTGCCGCCGGTCATATGTTTTCCTTTTTTATAATGCACTAACTATTATTTATGTGCCTTGTGAATGATATTTTATTCATTACCCCATGCAAGCAAGTCTTTAAGATTATTAAATATCGGGATATCAATTTCTTTTGCTCTTTTAATTTCTTTAGGAACGCCAACCTTACTACCTTCCCATCCCGGTACCAGGAACACAGCATCTGAAACTTCTAACCACGCCATAGAATGGTTGTGAAACTTTTCAACAGAAAAATCAAAATCCGGGTTGTCTATTACATATGATTTATCATGCCAAGGGCAAAAGGGAGAAAAACCTCTTCTGAAAAGCAAAGCACACATCTTTTCACCCTTGCCGATATTTTTCAAAACATCTAAAACGTTGTCTGCACTATATTTTCCGGCCACATAAACTCTTTTCATATTGTTATCCGATCTATTCCCTGGATGTCACCATCCCGAAATCTAGCTACCGCAAAGCCTAAAGAAATCGGGCTGTATCCGGCAACCTCTGAATATGATGTAACGCCATTTTCGAATAGTTTATAAAATGCACCGGTGTTGACATACCATCTATGGTCAGGGTGTATATATTCTGTTTTTGGTGCACCTGTACGCCTATTAGTATAATTCTGATGTATAGACCCTCTTGAGTCGCTTAAATACAAAGTCTGTTCAGGTTCACACACTAATAATTTGTGGCTATGACCCATAGAATGAATAAGGCAATCTCCCCAAATATCTTTGAGTAATCTTTTTAAGATCAGTTCCATGTTTGCAACGCGTCTTTTTATGTCATCGGCGGTTGATGTTATTGTCCGGCTGCCGTGAATACAATGATGTTTGAAAAGAAACTCGCCCTTTTTTGTTTCGTATGTAATCTTTGCCGACCATGTGCCAAAAGGAACACCAAGTTCTTCACATATATCGCTTGTTATATCACCAAAGCTTCTTAATTTGCGGGGGTGATTTCCGTCAAGAATACACACAATATGTTTTTTAAACTTTTCCCTGTTTTTAATTGCCTGTTTAATCTGTTTTGTTATGTTCAGGCTTGTTGTTGTTGAGTCATAACGTGGATCATCGGTACAGATTGCTTCTATAATGTCGCCGTGATCAACAGCAAAATTACAGTTAGGTTTTAAGTCACAATATGGACTCATAATCATATCAACCAGTTTATTCCATCCGTCTTTATGCCGCAAAACAGACCCTTCGTGATCATCACCATAAAGAAATAAATTAAAATCCATCGGCACTTTCTGTTTAATTAATTTCATAAATTATCCTTTAGCTATAATATTTTTTGTGAATACCTGCTGAACAATTAGAACAATGCGAATTGTTACCGTCTGACTCAGGGTTTTTCATAACTCCGCATTTTGGACATCGGCCCTCGTCCTTAAACTTTGCCCTCCTATCTGAGTGATATTTTTTTCTTTTTTCAACATTATTTAGTTGTGATTTTTTAGCGGATTTTATGTTTTGTAACCAATGATCTACACAATAAGACTTTCCTTTTATCGCATCTTGTCCGCAATAAATACACAGTCCTTTTTCTCGCCTTTCCTTTCTAATTTTCTGTTGGTTTTCCAGTTGTGTCATTTTGATAGCTTTTTCAATGCTTCGGTGAATAAATAAGTATGATAGTATGTAAGGACTTCTTCTGTTTCATCATTTATTTCAATTCCACGATTAGTGAGGATTGAATATGCACAGTGTAATATCTCGTGATTTAGAACACCAATTTTGTGTGGGGTCATTGTAAAAGACTTAAGCCATAAAAAATACATTATCCCGGATTCTACCTCAAAACTTAAAAAGTTACCCTCTGCACCTGGAATTACAGGAACAACAGCGTTGTATTTTTTTTCAACATATTTATCAAAATATTCATTTGAGCAATTTGCGATAACTTGAACAAAAGCCATAAAAATGTTATCTTTAATTGTGAAGTGTTTGATTTTTTTCATTTAGTCGAATAATCCCTTCTGAACTTTCATGTCATCTTTATAGTTTGCAACATTTTTGACGGCCTGATTAAAGTATGATTTTTTAAGCTCAACCCCTATTCCTTTTCTGCCATTAATAAGTGGCCCGTATACTTCCGAACCAACACCCATAAACGGGGTAAAGACAACCTCACCCGGATTTGATCTTAATACCACCACCCTATTAATAACATCAAGCTGTAAAGGATGTACGTGCTTTTCGTCGTCTTCTGATCTAGCTTCTTTGAATTTTAAAACATTATCAATTCTTATATCATCCCAAAAAGAACTGGCATACTGCCTCCAAATCCAATGACTATACCTGTTTTCTGTTTGCTTACCATCATAACCCTTATACCTTAACAGTTCTTTAGGTATTTCCCTTTCACCAAAATAACCATCAAACCCCGTTGGATGTCCTACGGGTATTTCATTATCACCTTTTTTTCTGAAAATTAAAAGATAATCAGCAGAAGCAACACCGCAATAAATTGAATCATTTACAGATGTCATGTGAGCAAGGTTTTTTTGCATTGTTCTATTTCTTACCGCAAGCGGCTCTTTCCATATACAGTGCCTTGCAATATAATCAAAACCCTCTTTTTTATGAAGTCTTATTATGTCACCAGGAAAGTCTCTTAAACAGTCCGACCCTGAATTACCAGAAGGAACGTCCATACAATGAACAGCGGAACACCGGCCATTTTTGGTAATTCTATTTAATTCTTTTACTACATAACCATAGTGTTTAAAAAAGTCATCATAATTGTCAGCGTTTGAAAGATCCCTTTCGCTGCTACTGTAATGATATAACCCGCCAAAAGGAGGGCTATAAACAGAAAGGTCAATTAAATTATCCTTCATATCTTGCATCACTTCTATACAGTCACCGTGATACAAAGCGTAGTTGTCTTTTATTATTTGATCTATAACCATTCTGGGACCTCAATTCTATTGTCAAAGTTTTGAATATTTCTAATGTCTAAAGAGTTTTTCATTTCTATAACAAGTTTATCCATCATTTCTTCTGCCTGTGTTTTTTTCCTTTCAAGATTAGATATTATGTTTTCATCACCCTGTGTATAAACAAGATCAACATTAACTTTTCTTTTTTGTCCGAACCTATAACAACGCCTTATACATTGATAATATTGTTCATAGCTGTGAGAAGGAAAGTATGTCATATGATTACAATGTTGCCAGTTTAAACCAAAAGCCCCGATCTTTGGTTTTATTATTAAAACCCTGACTTTTCCATCTGAAAAAGCTATTAACTTTTCTTCTTTTTTATCATCATTATCTTTACCACTAACCTGTATTGAATCCGGTATAATCTTTTCTAAAAGATCACCTTCGCGATTAAGATTACACCACACCACAGAGAAGTCTTTTGAATTATTAACAAGTTCAGCGGCTTTATTACACCTATCATCTACCGTTGCAGAGCGTTCTTCTCTTTGCTCTTTTAGTCCAACAGCCGGGAAAGAAAACAACATCCCATTGTTGCGGCCCTTAACCTTTAAGTTAATATGATTTTCTGTTAGTTCTGGCAGGATAAAACCGTTATCCTCAAATCCTAAATCAGATGGATACCGTATTGATCTTGACCAACCTGTTATCCATTTCCAAAAAGACTTGTCGGCATGACCTTTAAGTCTCCATTTTGTGGCTTCTACAAAACGCCCACGTCTATTAGTTGCACAATTATTTTGATCATTTTTGAAAAACTTTCCAAGCATGTCCATATAACCCAAATATCCCAATGCTTCAGAACTAGTACCAAGCTCTACAAAATCATTAGGGGAAGGTGTCGCGGTGGCAAGTAAACGATACTTTATTTTTCGCATAAAAATATTAATCATGTTCTTTATTTTACCGTCAAAGTTTTTTAATATACTTGACTCGTCACAAATCACACCTTCAAAATCATTATAATCAAAATTATGTAATTGTTCATAATTGGTGATAGTGATTTTTCCATCAGGCCTTCCGGTCTTTGATCTTTTTGCTTCAACATTAAACTTTTCAGCTTCTTTAATCATCTGGATACTTACGGCAAGCGGAGTTATTAGCAGAACATTACCGTTTGTTTTTCTTACTATATTTTCAGCCCATACAAGCTCAATAGGACTTTTGCCAAGCCCACAATCAGCAAAGATGGCAGAACGGCCCTTTTTTAAGGACCATGCTAATAAATCTTTTTGAAAGTCGAAAAGAAAGTCAGGCATAAATAGATTTTCAAACCCGTTGTTTTCGCCTAATTGCGCTTTTTCAAATAAATAATCTTTATATTCCATCATAAACCTTATCTAATATACCAGATTAACAAAAATTATTTCCGCCAAAAAACGCCAACATCAACCGGATCATCTGCAATATCAATATAATAATCATATATTATATCCCTGTACTTTGATATTCTCCCCCCTCTACCGGCAATTTCCAGACTTACCACCGCCCCATTTAACCCCGTATTCTTAACAATATCTGTTTGTGTTATTCCATTATCCCGTAAAAGTCCAAGCCTTAGGGATGCTCCTGATAGTTTCGCCATAATATTCCTCCAAAGTTATTGTTTGGATTAATTATGGCATATTAATTTTTAAAATTCAAGTCTTTTTTTAAAATAGTAATAAAAACTTTTTTTATTTATTTTGAAAATAATTGCATTTTTATCTTGACAACTGTCATCTAAATGCTAATATAGTCATAAACAGTTAATCACCAACAGGGAGAAACAAAATGCCAAATGCAATTAATATAATCAATAATATTAAAAATGAAAAAACAGAATTTTTGGGCGTTACGGTTAATAAATATAATTATATTTATGAGATAAGAGCAAGATTGGTCGAGATGGGGGAGCTTGGAGAAATAAGCCCAGTTATTTTGTGGGAGGCCTTAAAAATAACAGCGGATGAAATGACAGAAAACGAAAAAGAAATTGAATTAAAATGCTATTGTAATTAACCACAATTTTTACGAAATTTATTAAATAGAAGGGGTTTAAAAATGCTTAAAATAACATTTGATGGTTGTTTGATAAACGCAGAGAAAGCTTTTGATATTTTGTGTTCAGAAGATGATTTTTGTTGTGAAATCAATTATAATGACTTTTCTGTCGCAATAATTGATTATGATGAACATTTTGAAGATGAAAACGATGTTAAAGAAATTCTCGAAGATGCCGGAATAACTAATTTTATGATAGTTAAAACTTTTTAAGGGGATAAAATGAGTTTAGAAAAGAAAATATTATTAGTCACGGTATTTGTAACAGCGGTAGTTTTTTGGGGAATTATGATTGTAAATATGAACGTGATCGAAAATAAAATCCGAACCGATTATAAAATAGTTGAGGTTGAATAATGGAATTGAGAATAAAAGCGTCTGATTATATTTATTATCCTGCTACCACAAACGGGGATGCAAGCCCACCAGAACCGGAAGATGTAGAAATAACCGGAATTGAAATTTATGATACTGAAAGGGATATTTCATTCCCGGCATTAAGCGGTAAAATGTTTAACTTTTTTATGAATAATTATGAGGAAGAGTTAAGAGAAGATGCACTTGAACAGGAACATTTAACAGAATAGGAGGAACAATGGATAACAAAGCAATAATGCCAATCAACGAAGTATTATATCAGATACAAGCAACACTTAAAGCTCCAAAAAACCAGTATAACAGCTTTGGAAAGTACAGTTATAGAAGCTGTGAAGATATCCTGGAAGCGGTTAAAAAAGAATTGCCTTATGGAACACACCTTAAAATAACTGATGAAATGATACAGCTTGGTGACAGGTATTATGTTCAGGCAACCGCTGTTTTGACAAGCGGAACTGAAAAATTGGCTGTGTCGGCTTGTGCAAGAGAACCCTTGACCCGTAAAGGCATGGATGAAGCACAGATAACCGGTGCGACAAGCTCATACGCCCGTAAATATGCTTTAAATGGATTATTTTGTATTGATGATACCAAAGACCCAGACTCAACAAACGGCAGCGAATCAAAAACAAAACCGGACAACAAACCAGAATCCAAATCTTATCCGAAATCAGATAAAAAAGCTACCGAACCGCAGATTAAGCTTTTAAGATCAAAGCTGAAATTTAAGGACCTTGACGACTCATATGTTATTGATCAACTCGGTGTTGATTGCCTGGAAAATACACCGATCGGAAAAGTAAATGATGCAATAAAATTAATTGATGATTATACGGGGGTATGATGGAAAAAGCGAAGAAGAAATCAAGGGCGCATACAAGATATATGAATAAAGCCGGAATAAGAGTTCCAGGTGTTACCACAATAACAGGCACAGAAGCAAAACCGGCACTTGTGAAATGGGCCAACAAGTTGGGGATAGAGGGCATAGATTCTAGCAAATACGTAGACGAACTCGCTAAAATCGGTACTCTGGCACACTATATGGCAGAATGTTTTATAACAGAAAAAGATCCTGATTTTAAAGATTATAGCCCTGATCAGATAGCGGTCGCAGAAACGTGCATGATAAAATTCTATGATTGGATTGAAAAGCATGATTTTGGTCTTATCGGGTCAGAGTTGCAACTTGTGTCCGAAAAGCATCAATATGGCGGCACCTGTGACATCTATTGCAAACTTGACGGCATCTATACCCTAATTGATCTAAAGACATCTAAGGGCCTATTCCCTGAGCATGGCACGCAAGTCTGTGCCTACGCTGAACTGTTAAAAGAGAACGGAATGATAGTTGATGAAATAAAGATTTTAAGAATAGGCAGAAGTGAAACAGAAGGTTTTGAGATAAAAGAGATTTTTAACCGTGAATTACAAATTGAGAAGTTTCTTGCCCTTAAAAGAGTTTATGATATCAACAAAATCTTAAGAAAAAAGTAATGAAAGCAAAATTTAACATTAAAAAAGTAAAGATGGAATTTATTAAAAAAGGCATAATCCGGTGTGAACTTTGCAATACAGACCGATGGTTGTCTTTTGCACACCGATTAAAAAGGCGGCATTATATAAATAAGGGTAATTTAATAAACGATTTTAATGAATTGTTGCTATTGTGCGTTCCTTGCCACGCCATGTTAGAAAAGGATAAAAACCTAACCGAAAAAACTTTTACTAGATTAAGGGGAAAAGACAATGGTACAAAGTGATTACACAACCGCAGACGAGTTAAAATTCGTCAAAGGAATGGGACTAAAGCCCAAAACAGAAACAGAAACCGCGGTAACAGAATTCAATGAAGTTTATAAACACCTGAGTAGAATAACAGGTGAAACCGTAACCCAAAAAACAAAAGTTGGATCTGCTAACAGTGTTTATTTGCGTGGAGACGTAAAAACACCAAACCTGTTAATAATAATACTGCAATTTGAACCCGAAAAACAATGCAAAATTGAGTATAAAAAAACAACTGTAATGGTACCGACAGCAACTTGTATGGTGGTTTTATGAGGGAAATTCTAATGCAAAAACAAGGCCCGAATTGGAAGCCATACGGAGAAAGTTCAATTCTGGAATCAAGAAATTATATTGATAACCAGGTGTGTCAATTTTTACTCAAAAAGGCCGGTGCTAAAAAGTTAAGAAGCATTGAGCAGCACGGTCTATATTGGGGTTGCATAACTTGTTTAATTCGGCACGAAATATATGGAATTACCTCAAAAAAAGCTATGGCAGAACTTGTGAAAATCAAAGCAGAACAGATTGACAGCATTATTATAGTCAACGGAAAACCGAACATAGTCACAAAATCTGAGTCGTTTGACAAAATGAACCACGCAGAATCAGTTGATTTTATGAATTCGGTTATTCCTGTTATGGCTGATATGTTAGGTGTTACAGAAGAACAATTAATCGAAAATTGGAAAGAAGTATAAACAATAGAAGGGATTAATGCCTATGATATAAAGCTTTTTACGATGTAAAAAAACTATTGCTCTTAAGCACAGCTAATAGTAAAGCCCTGAACCTAACGCAGTTCAGGGCTTTTTTTATTTATCTAACGCTTCGTCAATGTCAATTCCAAACATTTTACACAACCGCCGACAGACCACTATAAGCACCTTGTGATCGGGGTTGTTGAGTATAATAAGATAAAAAACTATACCTAAAATACCCTTTAATATTTCTGCTCTTTCCACTCGTTCTTCAGCCGTTAAAATTTCCATTATTGATTACTTTCCATTCTGGTTAGGATTCTTATTATTTCTTTTTCTGAATCGTTCATACGTTTGAGAAGCTGTTTTTCGGTCTTTAGAACTTGATCTTTTACCGCCATAACATCAGTAACAATTTTTTGGTGTTTTTTTACATACACAGCCTGAAAAGAATCGAAGCGGGTTTTATCAAGCTTGCACTCAATTTTTAGGTCCTGACTTAAAGCCTTTTCTGATAGTTGCGCGTCTGCCCTTAAAAATGAAGAACCGAAAGTTCCTAAAATCATTGTGCAAATTAAAATAGCCTGATACCAACTTAAATGTAAACCGCCTTTGTTTTCCATGTCAAACGCTCCAAACTAACAATCGAATTCATTAACAAGCTGTATGTGTGGCATATCTTTAAAAGACTTCCACAACCCGCCCCACTGTATATTATATCCAAGCTCACAAGCCGCCTGTAAAAAAGAACATGCTACCATTGACAATAAATCAGGTTTCCAACTTGCTTTTCCCGTATCAGGATCAATGGCAAAAAAATCTATTGCTTGACAAAATGTTTCGTCCCTTCTGATTTGATGTTTGCTTTTTTTTATTGTACCATCACATTTTGACCGACCTATTTTAAATAACTTGTTTTGTCTTTCTGTTGTTCGCGCTCCGCCGTCTGTTGGAATACCGAAATCAATCACCGTTATGTCGATTGCTAGCTGTGCAATTTGCTTTAATTTAGGGTCGCACCCGGACATATTTTTTATTGAGTTTTTAGATAGTTTAAACATAATTTATAATCTTTTTCACTTAATCCTCCTTCTGCCAAGGCTCTAATGCTTTCATCATTTCAGGTATCATTTTTACACCCATACCAGTTAAAAGTTCTTCAGATAGTTTGTTCTGAAAATTGTTTTGATAAAACGTCTGAAGATACTGTGTTAGTGCCTGTTGTAATGTTTGTTCTAAGTTTTGTTTTGATAGCAATTGTTTTTTATCCACAATATTACTCCTTCACGCCAAAGATTATTAAGAAATTAAAGTTATATTTTTCTGATATAATAGCCTTCCAACCAAGAATCATATCTTCGTCTTTCATAAACCACACCATGATGGCACCATAGTCTATGCCAATATACCCCGCACCATCATAACCCGTATACATTTCATACTCTCCATAAAATGAACTCACGGTAGGGTCATTATTAACCTCATTAAAAAATGTACCGTCTTCATTAAATGTGTAAACAGACTTTTCTATCTTTGATTTTAACGGAGAGAACTCTATACCCCTATAGGTTTCTGCATTTACTATCCCTGAAAACAATAAAATCATGATTATTATTATTATAACTCTTTTCATATTATCTCCTTAATATTGTTTATATTATTCTATGCAACCAAACTATAAGCCACCAGTGAAGCCTTTATTGATGCGAGGCTTGCCTCTACGGTGTTACCCCACACTTGATTGTATAAGAATGGAGCACCACCAACTGCGGTTATTGTTATTGTTTGTTTAGCTGCTTGTGAGCCATTAAAAAACCCCAACCTTCCATTCCTAAACCATACAGAATCCCCTGCAAATATGTGTACATCATCGGTAGCTGATAATTGAAGATCTGTTCCAGCGTCCCATGTAATTAGATTATTAGAGTATCCCCTTATGTAGTTCCAGTGGTAAGCTGACGCTGACGCTCCTATGTATAGTTCTTTATTACCAGATGTCGGGGCGAATCTCATCTCGGTAGAATCTGCATCCATCTTACAGCATCCCGTGAAGATTAAATCGCCACTTTCTCCAAGAGTTATTTCACCTGTTGTAACATCTATACCTCCAGTAACCGTCATACCAGAAGCCGCTGAAACAACTAAGCCTGCTTCTGTATCTATATTAATAGCACCACTAGAGGTTATGTTTATTGCACCCGCTGTAACATTTAACTCTGCATCTGCACTATTGATATTAATTGAGCCAGTGCTTGTTATATTAATCGCCCCTGTTGAAACGTTAATTGCTCCCACGTCACCATCCCATGTGGTAACATTAAGATCTCCAAAGACATCAACCGTTCCCGATACTGCCATACTTCCAGTTACAGACATTCCAAGCGTTGCTGAAATAATAAGCCCGGACGCTGTACTTATATCTATAACACCATCAGCGGAGATGTTTATTGACCCTGCCGTAACGTTAAACGAACCTGTTTCACTGGCTATATTAATTGATCTACCCGCCCCAATATCAATAGTTCCGCCGGTCTGCAATGATATTGATGTGGGTGTTATGTTTATCGTGCTTGTATTAACCTTACCAGCAACCGTGTCAGCAGTTACGTCTGTTAAGGATTCATAATCTGTTTGTGTAACCCTTAATCCTATTGCGGTGTTGCTTAAAACAATTTCAGCGGCATTGGTAGTTACTAAACCATCACGAACATCAACCCACGCCGCACCTGACCAACGATATAGCTTGTTATCATCATTAGTATCTACCCACAAATCTCCAGTGCCTTCTGCCGTTGGCGGTTCATCTTCATAAAATGTAACAATCTTACCGTCTGCTGTTGCTTGAGCTGTTGCAGCATTTGAAAGTGCTAAAGCTAAATCACTATCGGGTGTTGCCGTCCATGTATCTGTAAGATATGTATATATTTTATTTCCATCATTAGTGTCAAACCAAATATCACCCTCTGAACTTTCCCCGGCCGTTGGAGGTTCATCTTGATAAAATGATACAATCTTGCCATCCGCTGTTGTCTGAGCATTATTAGCAGCATCTCTTATTGATGACGTACTATAATCAAGTGTTATTTGACTTTCTGTTGCCTTTTGAGCGGTTCCTGTGTCATCCGCTGTAAATGTCCCTTCGTTTCCGGTATTATCAACAGCCCGGACCTTATAAGTATATTCTGTTGTGAAAGCTTCGGTCAGATCATCATAAGAATTTGTTTTTATTTTATTTAGTGTTGCTGAATTTCTAAAAATCTCATAATAGGAAACGTCTTTGTCTGATACATTATCCCACGTCAACCGAACACCATTTATTATGTTTGAGGCTGCGAAATTTGCAGGGATTCCAGGAGCTGTGGTGTCACCTAATGCAAGAGTTTTTGCAGATTCTGTACCGGTTGCTTCATGGCCTCCATTAACTGAAGTCGCTCTAACATAATATTCTAACCCCGGAGTTAAACCCGGAACGAAGAAAGTACCATCTGCGCAAGTACCTATTTCAGAATAAACACCGCCGTCAACCTTTAACTCCATTCTGGCATAGGTAAAGTTAGATGTTGGAGCCGTGAATGTTACAGTAAAATAACTACCCACCGTTCCGTCTGGCTGAATTGTCTTAACACCTGTTACAACCAAGCTTGTTACGTTGTCAGGTAATGACCTTGCATCTCCTGTTGGAGGTGATGGTTGATATCCGGTTGATGACCAGCTAAAGATACTGTTTGAATAAGTTGATAGCAATAACTTAATATTTGATTTGTTTCTTGTGATAGTTTTAATTCTGTATCTTGCATCTGATAATGCGGGTTTTATAGTCGTTAAACCTACTATCTTACCCTCAATAAGAGTTGCCCCGTCCCTGCCCGTCTCACCCTCAAGTGTTTCATCACCGTATAGGAAATTATTTCTAATATATTGACATATCCTGGATGCGGTCTCGTCATCATTAACAAGCTGTAATTTATATTCTTTGTCGGTTCCGTATGCCTTAGCACATGTTGCCTCACTTGTTTTAAGATAAGAATTGCCGGCATAATCATAATAATAACTAACTGTGATATTATTAACAAAACTTGATGCTTTCGACTCACCTTCTCCGGAATAAGAGAAATTTGAATCAGTTAAATCAACATCAGTTGAGGACTCATAAACAGGAATAACAATTTCCCAGCCAGACGCGCCTTTGGTAAACTCTGCACCTCTGCATGTAAGTTTCCATTGTTCGCGTAAATCAATGGCTTCTGTTTCATTTAAAAACCCACCACCTACTTTTAGATTTAATGAACTCGCAACAGTTTCAGCTGCGGTAAAAGTTGTTGCGTTACAAGTCACGCCCACGTCATTCTCTAACCAATGTTTAAAACATGTAACTGGATTTTCTGAATATGTTCCGCTTGGTTTTTGACCCTTAATATCAGCGGTTATTGTGTAAAGCCCGCCCTGAAAGTTCTTTTGCTCTAAATCAAATACAATTTCTGTTATTCCAGAAGAATCTAAATATTTTGTATACTCACCAACGTCAACTAAGATGCCATCCCGGTAAACATTATCAATGGATTCAGAAACAGAACCCTGTATTTCATAATAATATTTATCGTTTATAAGGTCGGCTTGTGTATAAAAGCAAGGTACATTTTTCACTTCTCCGTAATACTTTGGCACACCTTTGCCAAGTATATTTGCACCGTCTGGAATGTCAGGATGATCGGTTAAATTAAACTTACTCTTTGGATGGTTTACATGCCAAATATCAAGCTCTGACCGTTCAAGAGAGAATGTTGCTTTTTCCTGCGTGAAACTTGCGCCCTCAACCGTAAATGATACGGATTTTAAAACTGTATCTGTGTCAAGATCAACTTTCTTGATTACAACAGTTTTTCCTCTTAGATTCTCTGCATCGTGAATTACTTTAATCGCGTTATCAAGATTATCAAGTGTTATTGTGGTTGTTGATAAACTCTGAAACTGGCTGTAATTGTCCTGTAGAGCGTCTTTAATTGTTCCGGCACTCAAGAGCCTGCGTGTGTACTGAACAGGGCTAGAAACAGGGAATCTGAGCGACTCAAGCGCATAATAAAGAGTTGACGCTGTTAGACTTATCTCAACCAATGTCCTTAAGTTGTATGGCTTTCCACCCGTCTCTTCTAAAATTAGTGAATCTTGCCCGTAATCGTCTGCAAGTTCTGTGTACTCTAAAGCTTCTGCCCTTGTTCCCAGGTAACATTCGCCCACATTTGAGTCATCGGCAAACAAAACAAAAGTCTGACCGTGCTTAATTTCTTGCTTAATTTCTGCAAAGGCTGTGATATCTGCATAATCAAGATTGTCTCTTTTAATCTCAATAAGACGGTAGTTTTCGCCCTTTGCAACCTTGGCAGGGTATCCTGCGTCTGTTGTGGTTTTATATGAAGGATTAACAAGCTGCATCCCAAAAGGATAAATCACATTTTCAAGCGCTGTCTCTGCTCCAATAACAATAGCTGATATTTTAAAATATGTGTATGAGGATGTTTGTGCTGTTACAATAAGGGTTAAAGATGAAGTTGCGGCGGTTGAGAAAAAACCCCTGTAATCTCCGATTAGATCATCTTTAATTAATGTTTTTGCGACACCTCCGATTGTAATTGCTGAAAAATTAGCACCTATTATTGCGATACTGTCAATTGTTCCCGTAAAATTTAAAACTATTGTCTGTTGTACTTTTGAGGTTGACCGCCATTGTTTAAAATTCGTAGAGTCAACAGCATTATCAATATCATATCCGGTTGCTTCAGATGTTGCGGTCTGAGAATTAACTGCGGTAATATCATATAATAATTTCATACTTTTTCCTTCACCCTCAATATGCTGTCAAAGTGTGTTTCAGCGTTTTCTGCGACATCGAAAGTCCCTGTAATTTCACCTAAAATACCTGTTTCCCTGTCTGTATAATATTCATAAACAATTATCGTTCCTGACATTCCAACATCACTTACTACCCCTTTTAAACTTGAAATATCTGAGGTTGTAATAAGATCTTGATAATTAATATTGAACTCGTGGTAAGGTCTGCCAGTATTATTAACTTCTTTGTTATTTCTGTCAAATCTCAATATTTCAGATGGTTCTTTGACTGTTCTCCCCGCGTTGTATCTCGGATTCACCTGGACCTTTTCCCCGCCACAAATAGCACCGATTGAAAAGTAAGAAGCTGAATCAACGGGTGTCTGTGTTGTTATTGTAATGGTTAAGGAATTAACATCGCCATCGAAAAAGCAAACTCCGTTATATCTTCCGGTTAATCCATTTTTAAACGCGGTGAAAGTCTCTTCAGCGGCATTTACCGTTACCTTAAAACTTGCGAAATTAATATTCGCTAAAAACAAGACGTTTATTGGCTCTAAAAAAACAACCGTTAAAACTGTATCTGTCGCATCTGTTGATAGATATTCTAGATATTGATCGTTAATTACATTACAGTTTGTTGCCGGAAAACTTGCGTTTTCTTTGTCCGCTGTGGTGTCAAGTGGTGCATCTGCCTTTAGAAGTACAGTTCCTGTGGGTGTATCTAAATGTCCAGAAGCTGTGTCTGACAAATAAGAAAAGGTGTTGGCATCAAGCCAATTAAAAGTATTTCCATCTTTAAAAAAATGTGCCATTAACGAACCTCTATTTCTTTAATTTCTGGTAAAAGGTCAGGTTTAATAATCAAAATCAAATCGTCTTTAATTTCATCTTTATACTCAATGCTTTTTAAATCCATATATTCTTTAATGTCTGAAACGTACCACCTGTCGTCCGGTTTTTCTTTTTGCACAACGCAGTCAAAAGCTTTACTTGGTTTTTCAAAGGGTTGATTTTTAGCACCTTCAAAAGCATATCTATCAACAGCGATTAACTTTCCATCTTCATCATAAAGATCGAAGACATAGAACGTGCCGCCCTTATCTGTTTTCTTACTCTTAATATTTGCCTTAACAGCCATCTCATCTTTAACTTGATATGGTT